TAATTGTAACTTTGAGGAAACTAAGCAGTTATTCTTAAATAATGTCTTATCTGAGGCACTTGACGACGGCAGTCCAGCGTATTACAATAGCAATATCCTTGGACGCTACATGCGAAAAGATTATGGTAACTTTGGAAGATACCCTGAAAGCGACACATGACTGGGCAGTAGATCGTATACATACTCTTTGTGAAATTCCTACTTATGATGCTATTAGTACAGTAGAAGATGCACACGCCATTAAGGCTGAATTCTGTGAGTGGTTAGATCCAGAAATCGAAGATCATGAAATCTATTCACTAGAATACTTAGGAGACACAGATGACTAACGGAGCATCACAAAGTTTTAAAAAAAGAATACTAGAAGAATGTAAGAAGTTGACTAATGACGGTAAGCACATCGAAGCAAGTCACCTCTTCAGAACATACTTCCCCGACTTTGGGTCAGCACTCCCTGACCGATTTGACAGTATAGGGTATTAGTGCTACACTACATAAACTTGTGCCGACAGAGAAATTTTCTCTAAGCGGATGCCGAGTTCTAAAGATTTAATGCTTAAAAAATTATCTATTCTTTCACTTCTTGCAGTCCCAGTTGCTGCTTGTGCTTATCCATCTATCAGTGAAATCTCAGCACCACCAAAGGTTGCTATGGTAGATGTAAAAGTCAATGAAGGTAAAGCAATCCCTATCGAAGTGATCGAAAAGTCTTGGAAGTGCCCTGGTTGTAACGACAATGAGAAGTATGTTCTCCAGCAACTCCAAGAGAGAACAAACATCTCTGACCGCAATGCCCTTGCAACGATTATGGGCAACATTAAGTCGGAGAGTAACTTCTATCCCAACATCTGTGAAGGTGGCGCACGAGTTCCTTATGAGCGTTGTCTTAGCGGTGGGTATGGACTCATTCAGTGGACAACATACAAGAGATATGCTGGTCTAGGAACTTTCTGTAAGAAATTTGGTTGCAATCCTAGCAGCATTGAGGGGCAGACTCGTTATATGATAAACGAGTCCCAGTTCCAAAAAGTTCTTCCTGAATTTGAGGGACACGGACAACCTGTACATCAGTATATGGTTGGAGCCTACTATTGGTTAGGTTGGGGCATCAAAGGTTATCGTGAGCAATACGCTTATAACTATACTAAGAAACTTGTCTGGTCATGATCAAAAAAGTAATTAATCAAATCAAAAAAGTTTTTATTCCTAGAAGTGAATTCATTGAAGAAACTCCTAAGAAAGTTGAGAAGAAACAGGCGTCTTATACGGGAGTGGTTGCCCCTATCACTACTCCTACTGATTCTTGGTTTTCTGAACCTGTGAAAACCGAAAAGGTTATTGCCTACGAAAAACACGTTGCTCAAAAGATCGAAGAGCAAAAGTTTATCGAGGCAGCACAACCTAAAAAGGAAGCAGAGGATATTCATCAACAGATGTATGATCGTGTCACCAAGTATTGGGGCACTTGGCAAGAAGAACTTCCTGGTGGGTCTGAGAACTTCCAGTCTGGTCCTGGTGGTTGGAATTCTGGTACTGGTATGGGGCAGTTTAAATGAATGAAGACTGGCGTTATTCTGATGAACGAATGAAACTTCGTGAGCAAGCACTTAACTTATTACTAACAAGATTTGGTAATAAGTTGCAAGAGAATGGTGAACCAGTATACTCTAATCAATCAATCTATGAGTGTGCTCACGACTGGGTATCACAAGGAAATGTGAATACTTTTGGATTGGTTAAATACTATCAGGCGTATTACACAGTATGAAAAATGCTATTATTGCTGGTTTACTTTTCGGACTAGCACATGGAATGAGTGTTCCCGTTAATGCCGAGGAACAAAAACTCAAAAAAGGATTCTATAGTATGGACTCTATGGGTTGCATGATTACACGAGAATGCACCAAAGATGTCCGACGAATCAAGAGTATCGACGATATTCGTAAAGAGTTTCCTAATTCTAATTTTGATCTTATTGCTGACGAGTTTGACTCGATGCTGGTATCCCTTGATAAGATCGGAGTTATGGTTTTTCTAGGAGCAGAAAAATATTTCCCTGTTGGGCATCGTGGTGTTTATCATACGGTGTCCAACAATTTTTATTTGAATGATGCTTTTATGCATCGTCCTCATGTGCTTATGACTGTGATGCGTCACGAAGGTTGGCACGCTGCACAAGATTGTATGGCTGGAACTATCGATAATAGTATGATCGCTATTATCAAACCAGAAGAAGATGTCCCTAAAATCTGGCGTGAGATTGTAGAGAAATCTTATCCAAAATCTGCCGTGCCCTGGGAAGCAGAAGCAAAGTGGGCAGGTAAGACGGAAGGTATGACTTCTAAAGCATTAAAGTCTTGTGCTGCTGGCACTATGTGGACTGACTATAAACCAACACCATTAACTGAGAAGTGGTTGAGAGAGGAAGGTTATATCAACTAAATATAAGAGCCTTGCTCTTGTCAGATGTCGGAAGAAGTAAAAGAAGTTTCTAAAGAAGAAGAGAAAAAGAAAGGTCCATTTGCTAAACTAAAAGCAGCTGCCGATGACCATGAAGGTCAGTTGGAAGCAATCAGCACTATGGTCAGACTTGGTATCCTTGTCTGGTCTGGTGGTATTTTGACTCTTGCCTATATTAAACTTCCTGCTGCACTTGGTATTCCTGAGCAGAAACTTGATCCTACTTTCATCGCATCGGTCTTCACTGGAGTCTTAGCTACTTTTGGTGTTCAGACAGCAAAGAAGTCTGGTGATGGAACGATGAAGATGGGTGCCGCTTCTGGTGGTGTATCTAAAGCAGACTTAGAGAAACTGATTGCTGCTGCTGCACAAACAGCACCTGCTCAAACCATTCGTATCGAACAAGCACCTCTTCAGATTGCAACTGCTGCCCCTAAGAAGGACGGCGAACCACCTGTAATGCCTACGGTCTAATGCCATGATGTTCTTAACTATGTTTATTGTTGGTCATATGGAAATCGGCAATGGATATTGTCGTACAGATATTATGCTTCATAATGACCCAATCGCAATGGAGTATCCTTGCGAATATTATTCTGAACTGAAAGATTTGGATATTAAATTACAAGGTCAGTAAAATGGCACTCAACAAAAAGACTGATGTCCCAGAAGTAATATCACCCACACCACCAAAAAGATTCTCCACAAAGAATATTGCTATTGGATTAGGTGTGGTATTTGGTATTGCTCATATTGGTGTCCTTGGTCATTTGTTGAATGCTGTTAGACCGCAGTATCCAGTAATTAATTTTCCGCAGGGAGATTATTCATCTTATAAAGTTGAAGCAACTAGGGATGGATATAGAATTGAGTATCGAGCAAATGACCCTAGAGTTTTACAATCGGAAAAATCACTTCAATTAGATGCTGCTAAGAAGGGTTTATTTGGTCCTAAGGTAGAGCATCGTAAGGAATATCGTATTGACCAATATACTATGGATGGTGCTAGAAACTTAGGAGGTGGCGTTGACGCCGAGGGAAAGTCTGCAAAAGACATAGAGTGCATCGTGGCGGACGCTGGAGCACGGTCACAAGGTGCGATGGCAGGTAGTGCGATTGCTGCTGGTGTTGCTGTTCCTGCTGCGATGAATATACCTTATATTGGATGGTTGGCATCTGGTTGGGCACTATTGCTTGGACAGAAGATGGGTTCGGAAGCAGGGTCGCAAGTTGGTAAAGTATTTAATGATTGCTAATAGAAAATGACGATGAGAGATATAAACGATCCTGTTTGGTCAGTTATTATACTTTTATGTTGCGGACTCGCATTTACGCTATATTGTGTCATATATATCTTACGCCTCGCATTTCAGGAGATGGAAGAGGATGTCCAAGAGACTCAAAGCAAAGAAGAAGGGCAAACAGTCCAAGCAGTTCCAGGGAAATGCGACGGCAAACAAAGCCAAGAACGGGGGTAAAAAGTAATGGGTGCTATGGTTCCGCCAAGCAGGAAGTCCTGCTATAATTTCCGAGTAGTGGAAATAAATAGGGTTGTAGACGGTGATACAATCGATGTCACTATTGACCTGGGTTTTGATCTTTATAAGAAAGAAAGGGTCAGAGTGGCGGGAGTCGATACACCAGAGAAACGAACACGCGACGAAGAAGAAAAGGCTCTTGGATACGACGCAACCCACTGGCTCGAAGACAAGCTCAATGGTGCTATCACTGGTGATGATGATCTCGTTATTAGGACTGAGCTTGTTGGGGGTGTTGGTAAATACGGTAGACTCCTGGGATGGCTTTACATCGGAGATGCAGAAGTCTCTCTCAACGAACAAATGATTGAAGAAGGTTATGCTTGGGCATACGATGGTGGCACTAAGCAAAAGAATTTCGAAGAACTACGTGAAATTCGTAGAGCACATGGAACTTTAGTGGAGTAATTCGATGCAGAAACTAGTAAACGTGGTAGCACTACTATCAGGACTTGTATCTCTGGGTGTTGTTGGTGGAGGAGCATA